TGAATCAAATTTTTCATAATCATCTAAATGTAAATCAACATGCATTTCAAGAATTGTATGTAGAGCATCATCCCCTGTATTTTTAACACCCTCAAGTTCATTTATTTTATCTTGCACGTTGTCCGTTGTCTCATTGTTATTAGACAACTCTACCTCACGATAAAAACCTGCTGCCATTTGTTTTAAGACTTCGTTTTCCGTCATCTTTTGAACGTGTGTAATTCTATCGGTATCTTTTAAATCGGACGCATAATAAGGAACCACTAAATCTTCCGCTGGAATAAATTTAGAGACAGGTCTTTGCATTAATGAATCGTAATATATTTTTTTAAAAGTGCTACCGGACAATGGTAAATAGAAAAGCATCTGATCCATATCAGTTGTATACTCTTCCATCTTTTCCATTAACATGTAATTCATGTAATCTTTAACTCGGTCAGCTTGTAATTCTATAGGAGGAGTTTGTACTCCAACTATTTGAGTTCTTACCGGGCCATCAGAGGGTACTAATTCTTTATACGCTTGTGCTTGAAATTGTGTAACAGATTCAGCTAACAACGGATGAGTGACATTAGAAGCACCTTTAAACGGTTTAGTTACTTCTCTGTACTTAACACCTAAAAGATCCAAACCTTTTATGTAAGCCTCTTCCCAATCTTTTCTTGATTCTTTATCTTTTTTATAATCAGATACTAGCTCTGTTGCCATACGAGACAACGTTCTCTCATCTATATTTTCTGCAAGGTTCGCATTAAAGTCATCTTCTATATTAGGTTCTTCAACTTCTTCACCTTCTACAGTTACTTCATCTACTTCATCGTTAATTATAGGTTGGCCTTCTTGAAGTTCTACTTTTTCTTCCTCAGTTATTTCAGGAATATTACTTTTTTCTACAGCCATATATTTATCCTTTTAGCCTTCCCATGGCTGAATAGCAACTAATAAAGTTTTGTTGCTTTGTTTCTACCAAGTTTACAGCTAGCAGTAACAGAGCCACCCTTGTTGTATTGCTTCATCATCATGCCACCGCCCATTTTTTTAGCGGGAGTCATAATTTTCTTTTTTAATCTTTCTCTAATTCTTTTTCCTGCATCGCTTCCAATTTTTGCAGCGGGAGTTAATCTACCAATTCTTTTAACTAAATTTTTTATAGATTGTTTAGTTTTGTCAGACATTCTTTTGCTTTCGTCTGCTCCACCGCCTTTAGTAGATGTATTTCTAAAACGATTAAATTGTTGTTTTAATTTTTCTATTTTATCTTTATCTATATCACTCATTCTTGGAAGACCACCTTTAGGTCCACTTATTGGTCCACCTGTTTTTTTACCAAGAATTTCTTTTTTCTTTTTCATAAGCTCTGCTGCACCACCAACTAAAGGTGAAACTTTTTTCTTTTTGTCTTTTAACATTTTAGCACCAAGTAATCCCATTGCAGCAATACCTAATACAGCTTTTACTGGTTTAACTTTACCTGATTTAACTTGTTCATCTTGAAGGCCCATGCCAGATGTTCTAGCTGCACCATATCCTCTTGTTGATTTAGCCATCATTCCTCCTTGGTTTGCAGCTGTGTATTTTAATTTACCTTTTCTATCATATTCTGAAATAGGGTTTTGTTTTTCTGTAATTTCTTTTTGTCTTCTATCTCTGTCAGAAGCCATCTTACCTTTTTTAGCTTTCATCATTTTAAAATCTTCACCAGATATTTTGCCATCTTTGTTTTTATCTAGTTTATGTTGATTGCCTGTTAGGCCACCAGCTTTATGAGTTGCTACATTAAGCATTTTTGTTTTACCTTCGTAGTCTGATTTTTTATACTCATCACTCTTCATTATATCTTTGAGTTCTTTTTGTGATTTTAATTTACCTTTCACAATGTTACCCTTTTGTTGAGTACTTTTAAATCCTGCTGGTTTTTTTTCTTTTTTTAACATTCTAACTGGCATAGTAGCTCCTAATAATATTTGTATTCTTTTTCTAATTTAATTGGAGGATCATCCCAATCGTCTGAATACGTTGTAACAAATCCACCTTGTCGATATCTTAACACAGCTTGGGTCATAGAATCAACATAGTCATCATATTGTCCGTTAGGAAACGCGGCACACTCCTCTACCACGTCTTGGGCGAACTTATCATCTAAAGGGGCCCAAACCATACCGGACTCAAATACTGGGGCACAAGAGTTTATTCTGGTATGCTTGTCTCTTCCTTTTGCAGGTACAAAGTCAATAACAGGTATCCCTGCTCTACGTAATTCATGGATTAAAGGTTGGCCTGTGGCCTTAGCTTCAATGATTACTGTTTCTGGTTCCCAGTAATTGTATTGTTCAATAGCTACATTTTTTAAATCTGGAAAGTCATATCTTCCCTTCATTGCATCTAATAATATTATATTATCTTCATAACCTTCTACGGGTTGAAATATTCCCCACGTAGTTATTGCAGAATAGTCAGCAGACTCTTTAGCACTAAAAGCTGTATCATAACTTTGAATAACGTGTAGTAGTTTTGGTAAATAGTCCTTATCATAATTTTTCCACCAATCTCTTTTTATAATTGCACCTTCTTCACTAGTCGGGTCCTGCATGTATTGTGCGTTCCAGTTTTTCGTGGACACTGATGCTTTGACCGCTTCTAGATCTTCTAGGTTCCAATACTCAGGCCAAACAGGTTTTCCTGTTGGTAGTATTGCTGGGAACTCAATTACTTTCCATTTATCAGCTTTTGGTTCTGATTGTGATTTTACTAATCGTCCAGTTAGATCGTCTGTCGCCCACCGGGTCATAACAACTACAATTCTTCCGCCTGGTTGTAAACGTTGTCTAGGTCCTGAGCTATACCAGTCATACGCACGATCCATAGCTGAATCAGACATTGAGTCTTGTTCAGTATGTGGGTCATCAATAATAAGCAAATCGGCCCCTCGTCCTGTAATAGCACCGCCAACACCCGCTGCAAAGTATTCTCCACCATGATTGGTTTCCCACCTGCCTTTTGCTTTACTATCTTCTCTAAGTCTAACATCTCCAAAGATCATTCGATACTCTTCGGTCTCCATTAAATTTCTTACTTTGCTACCGAACCTTGTTGCAAGTTCAGCGTTGTGAGAAACCTGCATCAATTTCATTTTAGGATTACGGCCAATCATCCAGGCTGGAAATAAATAAGAAGCAAACTCTGACTTAGTATGTCTAGGTGGCATATTGATAATAAGTCTTTTTTCTTTTTCTAAAGCAATATTTTCAAATGACTTTGCAATCAATTGATGGTGCCCATAATTTTTTGGGTCCTTTGCTTTACGGTAAATGAAATCAGGCCAAACAGCTTTTGCAAAAGCTAAGAAGTCATCTTGGCAAATTTTTATATATTCTAATTGTCTTTTTAAAACTAAATCTTTTAGTTCCTCATCTGATAACTGATCTAAATTCATAAATTTTTTCATACCCCGGGGGTGCCTATGGTACCTAAAATCATTGGGTCCCCTTTTAACATAAACTAATAAAAAAACACTTGCAACTATTCCGTTTCATTTGGGTCCCCTTTGCGTGTATTCGACTTGCCACAAGCGCCACGTTTGTAAGTACCTAATTACGCGCGAGGTGCTTTTTTGTGCGCGGAAACTGGTTCGGGATCACTGGGCCAATGAGCCTTCATAACGGTTAACGGGCCATGATTATTACTAATGATAATTGTGGACTATCAATACCTATCCAGTCAACAGCGCATGCGAAAACTTATCCACGAACAACGGCCAATTGACAGGAATTTTGATAACAAAATCAGGGCTAAGGGTACGCGGATCAGTGAAGAAATCTCTTACTCTGTATATTTTAAGGGCCTTGTCCTTTTGGGCCTTAACTAAGATCAACACAGTCGCGCCATGCTTAACAGCTCTATTAATCCATACGATTTGATATTTATTTAATGCCGGATAACTGACTTGATTTGATTTTAATTCACACCAAAATGATCGTCCTTTATATATTCCAAAAACATCTGGAACACCTGAGACCGTGAGAGTTTCAACACGCGTTAAAAAATATCCCTGATCGGATAAAGCGGTTTTGATTTGTTTCCAAAATAAACTCTCAGGGTTAGCCATAATAATAGTTTAGAATAATTATAAACTAATACACGCAAAAGCTGTAAAAAACCAGTAAAAAAGTTATCCACAGGCCCGAAAAAAAAATTAAAAAAAAGTGAAAATAACGCTTGCAATAAAAAATCTCTTGGTATATCTTATCTTTATGAGAAAAAATAAGACAACAAACAAAGGAAATACAATGAACACAAAAAAAATAAAAAACAACGACATGAACAAAGACACTTACGCAAAAAGAAGAAAAGTGATTGATCTAATCTATGAAGCAAAAAATTTTGGAATTGATCTTCCTAGAATTGATGTTCGAATTGGAACAGCAAAAAAAGGTCATGAACAAGTTTTGGGTGTTGGTAGAATGTCAGATAAAAAAATT